ACATCGAAAATTCTTTGACCACTCTTGGCAAGACCGATCCTGTTTCCGAGTACAACACTGTTCTGTGGAACTCGGGCATTGAAGCGAACAAAGAAATTGCTCGCAAGCAAAAGCGCAAGTTGACCTACATCGCGAATGTCCTTGTCATCTCTGATGCCAAGCGTCCGCAAAATGAAGGCAAGGTGTTTCTCTTCAAGTTCGGCAAGAAAATCTTTGATAAGATCAAGGAACAACTTGAACCGCAATTCCAAGATGAGAAGCCAATGAATCCTTTCGACTTTTGGAAGGGTGCAAACTTCAAAGTCAAAATCCGCAATGTTGAAGGTTATCGTAACTATGATAAGTCAGAGTTCGAAGCACCTGCTCCGTTGTTGGAAGGTGATGACGCACAGATCGAAAAGGTCTGGAAGTCTGAGCATTCACTCAAGGATTTCTTGAAGCCTGAAAACTTCAAGTCCTATGATGAACTCAAAGCGAAGTTGGACAAGGTGTTGGGTGCTGGCGGCACCACTGCTGCGTCTGCAAAGAAGATCAATGACGAGGAAGCAGCTGCTCCTGTCGTTCGTTCTGCTCCTGCCAAGAAGGTCACTGCTGAAGATGTCACCGTCGAAGATGACGACATGGCATTTTTCGAGAAACTTGCTGCTGAGTAATTTCGTTTAGAAAACCGTAGATGTTTTCAGGGGAGCATTCGCTCCCCTTTTTTTATCCCACAATGGCTGAACTAAATGCAGTTGGATGTGAGAAGTCTTTTGCGAGTGCGCGATTGAATGAACTTTCGCTAGGTCTTGATGATGCTTTTGGCAGCGGAGCCTTTGGACCTTCAATTGGTTTCTGTTGTGCTCCACCACCAGAATTATTGATAACCACTGGTGCAGCTGGTGTTGCTTGCGCAACCATCTTAGATGTTTCAAGCTGAGAAGAACTCTGTGCAACTTGCGCACCACTTTGACTTGCGACTGGACTGACTGTTGGTGATGATAGAGGTTGTCCATTCAAATCAGTGCCAGGTGTTGCAGTCTGAGTTGCTGCAAGAGCATCTTCTCCAGTGCTGCCACCACCACTATCGCTGACTGGCGCGAGTCCAGGAGTGCCTGATTCTGTGGTGCCAATTGCTTCTGATTTGCCAGTTTGCAGATTAACCATGTTTCCTTTATTATCTGCGACCAATGCTTGACCAGATCCACTTGAGTCTGGTGTTGGTGCACCTTCCATTGGCTGAATATGCCATGGCTCATTTGCGAGTGGTCGCTTCAATCCAAATTGAGCAAGGAAAGAATCTGCTGAAACTTTTTGACCATTGAATGTCATTCCATTAATGGCTTCAATTCCAGCTGCACCCTTACTATTAACATCTGCAGCTGTTCCACGACCGTGTGCGCTTCCCTTTCCACCTAATGCTGCTGGAAGAGCAACCCACTTACGAGTCATCTTCATCAATTCTGCTTCACTGGCTTGCGGATTGGCTTTCTTCATTTCCGCATATTTTGCATTCCATAATTCTAATTGTTTATCTTCTGATCTGTAACCAGAAGTAAGCATCAATTTCTTTCCTGTCACAGACTGGAATGCCGCTGCCATTCTCGAGAATCTATCTTCAAAGCCAGAATTAAATCCAGAAGTATCAACTCCAGCATTCTGTTTTGTTGTGACTTTATCAAGAGATGGTGCTGTGCCGCTCAAGAAACTCGAAACTGCAGCACCAACTTGTTTTGCACCTGAGACAATACCAGCACCAATGTCTTTCGCAGTTGAAACTACTTTTTGAGTTAATGTTGGCTCTGGTGCTTTAGGTGTTGGTGCAGCTGCGCCACCGACTGCAGCAGGGATTGCAGCAGCTGTAGTCGTTGCTGCAGCAACTGTTGCTCCACCAGGTAGTGCAGTTGAGAGTGCAGCCGAAACAGTTCCAGCTTCTGAAACTGCAGCTGGTTTTCCTGGCTCCACTTCACCAGTGCTTTTTGTTGTTTGGGCTTTCTCATCGTAAAGCATTTGTTCTGCTTCACTTAATTTTGAGAATTCTTGCCAAAGTTGGTAAAGATCATAAGCCATCCACAAACTACCAACAACTGTGACTGCTGCGCTGACCCAACCAATTCCTGGGACTGTTGCCAATCCACCTGCTAATGCAAGTCGTGAACCAATCTTAGCAAACAGTGCTGGTGCTCGAGCTTTTACGAAGTTAGTAAATGCTGTCCAGATTGCAGACTTTGCGCTTTTTACAACTGCTGTTTGTCCAAGTTTCTTGACAGCAACAGCACCTGCAACTGCACCAGCACCGCCTGCAGCTGTTGCACCAGCTTGTAGCGCAAGGTCTTTTTTCTCTGCAGCAATCTGATCGCTCACTGCTTTCTTTTGTTCTGGTGATGTTGCACCAGCTGCTTGTTCTTTTAGAGCATCGCCGCCTTGAACTTGAAGATTAGGATCTCTTAAAGAATCGACTGCTGAATATGCGAGATATCCACCTGCAGCTGCGCCAACTAGCGCACCAATTCCACCAAAGCCTCTACCACGACCCCTACCTCGACCTCTTCCGCGCCCACGACCTCTGCCTCGACCACTACCAAGATCACCCAATGCATCTGCTGCCGCAGCGCGCATCAAAATGTTTAATTTATCATGAACAGAAAGTAAGCCAAGCGTTGGAGTAACGCCATTGAGAGAAAGTAATGAATCCTTTGAGGATTGCATCAATTTTTTGGAATCTAGATCTTTAAACTTTTCTTCTAGAAACTCGCGCAACTTAACAAGTGGTTGTTCATCTGCTGCAATGGCTGCACCCAAAGCATCTGATCGTGCCCTTGCAGTATTTCCCAGAGCTTCCTTCGACCCAACAATTTTTCCTTCAGCGTTCTTATATCGACCACCACCAGCCATTCTTGGGTCGAATGTATATCCAGATTTGAGAGAAGGTTTGCTGAGTGCTCTCTCAATATTACGAACCATATTTTGAGTCTGGATCGTATTGCGAAGTATAAGAGACAATGGCTTGGCGAGTTTACCTACAGAGCCTCCACGATCTCCCTTTTCTTTTTTATCTAATCCAAACTTTGCTTGGAGTTCTTTGATCTTCTCAGGAGACTCCATCTTTTCAAGACCTAGAGCCTTGAACGCATTCCCCATATCCTTACCGAGTAATCCCTCAAAAAAGGCTTGTCGCTTTCCAGCTGTTCCTTTCGTTGCAATCATATATTCTTTTGCAACATCCATTCTTGCTTTCTGAGAAGCAATTGCACCACCAATCAGCCCCTTTCCTTCTCGGGCTTGTGATGCTGCGGCTGATGCAGCCTTTTCAAACGCATCTCCACCGCCACGACCCTTGCCGATTTCTTTTAGAACATCAGACAAAATGCCTTTCTTTATTTTACCGATATCTGTTGCCATCTACTCTTATCTTCTTTTTTGTAGTTCCAGCATCTTCATTTTTTCGTTTTGTTCGTCAATGAACTTTTGTAATAGTGCAATATAAATCTGCTTCTCCCACGGAATCATATTCTCCAATTCAGTCAGAGAATATTTGTGGTGCTGCATCATAGAAAAATTTGTCACAAAATAGTTTCTTAAACTATCATAACCAAAGGTTAATCGAAAAAACTTAGAATGCCCTCCACATTAATATTCTCAACATGTCCGCATTTACCGCAAGTCACATCTTGCTTCAATACAACTCTCGGACTTGTTAAGAAAAACTTTTTAATATTCTGTACCTGATCAATCGTAAGGTTATCAAAAAACGCGAGTAACTCTTCTTTTGTAATCTCATCTTTTTTGTAGATCTGATTTTCATCGTAAATGTAATCAAGGTACTCTGCAATCACTTCATACCCACCATCTTCAAACTTATCATTTAATGCTGCTTCTGGGATAGTGATTGATGGATAATTAAATTTAGCACCAATCTTTTCATTAAATTTTATAATATTCGTATGATCTTCTGATTCCTCATATGTGATATTCTTTAGTAGCAGGTCGAATTCTGTTTTGTGACCGCAAGGTTCATTCTCTACAACATTCTTGCAGGTATAAACCATTTGAGCCGTTTCGCCAACTGAGTTTATGCGAAGATGTAGGAAGAACATCTCAACATCGAATGTTGGAAGATTCTCCACATCCACATCATCAACGCAGCAATTTTTAATAATCTGTTTGATCGTGGAAGAAATTTCCTTCAGATCATCAGATTCCTTTGCCATCAAAAGAAGTTTTTCTTCTTTCACTAGAAAGGGGCGATAACGAATACTCTTGTTTAACGATTTTAAATACACTTCATGTATAGGGTGTTGTATTTGTGGTAAAGCCATAATTTACTCCATAGTCTAAAAATATCACCATACTTTCCACCATGGTGATGAAGATGTTGTCGAAGTCTTTCCAGGCTGAACTTTTGGTGCAGCTGGTTGCGAAGAAGCAGGTTTTGGTGGCGAAGGCTTGCTCACAACTTGTTCTGCGCCAGTTGCAGGTCTTGCTTGCATTGGCGGTTTTTGCGTTGGCCAAGTTGGATCACCGATCGCATAATCTTCTAGATCCTTCGTAGTCCAGTATTCATATTTGAATGTAACAACAAGGCGATGAACTGCATCATCACCCCAGTTAACAGACATCGGTGCAATTGAAGTTGGAAATGCACCAAAGATGCTGGCTTTGTAGATAGCCACTGGTTGTGAATTGATGTCAGCGACATCTGAATATTGATTGATTTCAATCTTTGGTGAGGTATAATTGTCTTTGTAATTTGGATTATAGTTGTTAAATGGAACAACTAGATTCATCCATCGATCGAAGAATTTCTTTTCCCAAAAATCGCCAGCACAAACAAATGTGAGGCTAATCTCATTGAATGTTGGGAAGGTTGCAACTGGGCTTGCAATCGCGTAATATCTGTTGTCGACAGTATTGATCGTATATCCTGGCAATTCGGTCGTTTCGCATTGGAAACGAAGATCACTTGCACTCGCAGCCATTGGAAGTTTTCTTGGTGGCGAGATCAATACATCAAATTTAGATGTTTTCGCAAATTCGCTATGCTTAGAAAAGTGTGTTCTAAATTCTGATACGCTGAATGCCATTATTGTCTATACACCATCTTTTCGGTCGGTAAGAAAATCGCCGTTTCCCAGTTATCAGGCTCAATATAAATTAGAGGCGAACGAATATGCTGAAGTAGATATCGCTTTATGCATGGCTCAATCATTTTGTATCGTCTTGAACTAGCCAATAAGTCGTAGGATAGTCTAAACGATGTCGAGTCATCATATTTATCGTTGTTTATAAAGTCGTGCAATTTATCCAAAAGCGCAAGACGATTGTATGGGTCTAGATAATGAAGGTTTAATCCCAAGAATCCGTCGTCGTAGATGTCCATCGGAAGGACGAGTGGAAACTTATCCCAGACAGGAAGTGTGTCCTTTCCTTTTGCATCGTACTTGAAGAAATACATCTTTCCGATAAATGCTCGAGCCGAAATGCGGCTGGCGTCTCCGAGAAGATTCGATCTGTTCGTCGGAATCTTCATTTTGGCAATCTGACCAGATAACCAAGCTCTCGCCTGTTGAGTTCTGGGATTGACTCCAGACAATTTCATGTCTTTCTTAACTTTATCGAGTAGAGATGCCATTAGAGTCCTAGATGTTCTTCGGTGATAACCTTAAATTCCCACTGACGGTCTTTGCAGTATTCAGTTGCTGCCTTCCATTTGGCTTCATTTACACCCCAAGTCATCACTTCGTTGATATATCGGCGAGTGATCTTGCTTTTCTTGACTGGAGGCTTCGACTGGCTTTTTGGCTTAACTTCAAGAATCATAGACTCTGCAACACCCTGTTTGTTTGTCACCTTCACAAAAAAGTCTGGAAAGTAACGATGCCAACGATTGTCAACAGGCGATAAATAAGGTATCACTATTTCTTCACTGGACCAAGCAATTACACTTGGGCTTTCGTCCAGGTGCTTCATGACTCGGCGTTCCCAGAGAGATCTGTAAAAGACCTTGGTAGGATCACCTAAATATTTGTTAGGATTTTTTGGACTGAATCTTCCGTCGTAAGCCATCAACTATTTATAGGAAAATTTAATGGCAGTTTCTCAACCAGTGGTAACTAAACCAAGCCAGAATAAGGGGGCAGGTGCGAGAGATCCAGTTGGTCCGCAAAATAAAACTGCATCAAGTTCCTTTGATTTTAAGGATTTAAGATTTCCTCCAGAAGTTGGTCATGTGGGCAAGATGCTTCACTGGATCAAATTCATTCCATGCGTTCAACAAAAATCTGGTTACAACATAAAGACCGATAACACACTAGGTATGGCAGATAGCAATCGCCAGAATCTTGGTGGGCAATTGGGGTCTAGTGCAGATCCATTTAGTGGTGTTGCTGCTGCAGGTGTACTCGCAGCTGGAATGGGTGCAATTAGAGGCGCAGAATCACTTGCTGAAAATCTATTCAGCGGAGACCCTGCTCAAATGGCTACTGCTCCAGTAAAAGCTCTTGGTGCAGGGGCAGGTGGTGTGCTATCAGGTGCATTTGCAGGCGCAGTTATCGGCGCGATTGATTTGACTCGTAAAACTAGAAGAGCCGCTGGATCAATTGCTCTTTATATGCCCGATACTGTAAATCAAACGATCGTAAATGACTACGATCAAATGAGCATGACGCAAGCATTGGGTAAGGCAGGGCTGATTATGCAAGCTGGCGGTTCGATGACAACTGCAGTTCTTGATAGTATCGTTAAAGGTGGAACTGGTCAAACAACTGGTTCTGCCGCAGTATCTGAGGTTTCTGGTGCGCTGGCTGAGAAAACTGGTGCATTTGGTTCAGGAATCACTGATGCTCTTTTATTCTCCGCTGGTTATGCTCAAAACCCTCAAGTTGAATTGCTCTTTAAGACAATTCAGAACCGCGAATTCCTCTTCGACTTTAAGTTTGTTCCGCGCAATAAATCAGAAGCAGAAGAGATCATAAAAATTATTCAAGCATTTAGATTCTTTGCTGCACCAGAAATCCCAACAAACGGTAATGGTCGCTACTTTATTCCACCTTCTGAATTTGATATTCAGTTTATGTTAGGTCCAGATCGTAATCCAAATCTACCAAAACTATCTACTTGCGTATTGCAGGGCATTGATGTGAACTACGGTAGCGCAGGGCAATGGACCGCATTCCAAGATGGTATGCCAGTAGAAATTTCAATGCAGCTTCGATTTAAGGAAGTCGAAATCATGCACAAAGAACTCGTCAAGCAGGGCTTCTAATGAAATACTTCGAGAGTTTTCCCCGAACACAATTTTTGTTGGATACAGACATCTACAACCGACAGGTTGTTACGGATATTCTTGCGCGCTCTACTTTCTTGAGAGAGATCGCCAATAATACTTCTATTGCTTATGAATATCAAGTCAAGGATAGTGACACTCCAGAAGTGTTAGCCCATAAAGTTTATGGCGACGCATACCGATCTTGGATTATTCTATTGTTCAATCAAATCATCAATCCATTTTATGATTGGCCACTTAGAAATGATGCTCTGAATAACTATATCACTTCAAAATACGGCACAAGCCTAACTACAGCAAAAGCAACGATTCATCACTATGAACAAGAAATAACAAAAACTTCGATGTACGGTGGATTGCTTTTAAGTAAAGAAGTCTCAACAAAAGGCATTTCTGCATATTCGCTGAACTATGTGACTAATCAAATTTATGCAACAGTTTCGCTGCCTTCTACTGCAGACACCTCACTAGTTGTAAGTACACAAACTGTTAACTATCCAACTTATAAACTTACAATCCAAACTGTGAATAAGGCAATTTCAAACTATACATATGAACTTGGAGAAAACGAAAAGAAAAGAGTCATTAGACTACTTGACGAGAAATATGTTCAAAGAGTTGAAGATGAATTTAGGAAATTGATGTCGGATGGCTGAAAATGGTATGTACAACTCAAAAGACTATGAGATAAAAAGTCTTGAGTTGGTAAATTCTGGTGGACAAACGATTGATTTGCGCAACATCTTTGTTGAAATGCAAATCTTTCAGGACATCTATTCCTCAGTGATGAACGGGAATATCCTCATCAATGATGGTAATGATACTTTCGGTGCATTCTATTTTTGTGGGAATGAATATCTAAAAGTCAGCATTGATAAGCCAGGATTGGGATTGCCTCTTGAGAGATTATTCCGCGTCTATAAGACAACTGATCGTAAGCCATCAACTGATTCTGGACAAACTTACATCCTACATTTCGCGTCAGACGAAATGATTTCCTCTGAACAAATTCTTGTAAGTAAGGCATATAAGTCCAAGAAAATTAAAGATGTTGTCTATGATATTCTAGTCAATGAACTTAAAGTCGACATCCAGAGAATCAAGAGTCTGGAAGATACTTCTGGGAACTTTGATTTCATTATTCCAAACTATCGCCCATTTGAAGCCATTCAGTGGGCAGCATCGCGCGGGTATGATCAGAAGAAATTCTGCTACTTCTTCTTTGAAAACAAAGATGGATTTAATCTAACATCTTATCAAACTCTAATCAAACAGAAGCCATACAAGACGCTCAAGTATGAATTGAAGAATACGGATAACGATCCTGCGAATAACAAAGACTCAATTGATAACTTTGAAATTCTAAATGACTTTGATATGATCACTTCAATCTCAAATGGTTCTTTTTCTTCTCGACTTCTATCAATTGATCTTTTCACACAGAAGTTTGAGAATATCAATTATAGTCTTGAGTCTGCCGAAGCACAAGGTAATCTCTTAAACAAGTATAAGCCAGTAAATTCGTTTAAGAATTCGAAAGATAAAACACTGTTCAATTCGCCAGACGCTTTCTTTCGAACATACCTCACGATTAATGACACTGCCTCTGAAAAGAGTAACGATGTGAAATTTTGGATGTTGCCTCGCGCAATGCATATGACAATGCTCAATCATTTCCGAATTCAGATTGTGATTCCTGGCGATATTGCGCTCAAGGCTGGCGACATCGTCAAGTATGAATTCCCGACATTTGAGAGCGCGACTAGTAGTGGTAAAAAGTTAGATAAAGCAAGAACTTGTAATTATTTGGTTGCTGCTGTAAATCATAAATTTAATGGAGACACCTTCGAATCTGTTGTTGAATTAGTTGCTGATTCATTCGCCGAAGCAGTTCCTGCTGCTAAAGACGGATTGAACAAATTGACAAAGAAGGGTAAGTGATGCCAGGAGCAAAGAAAAATTTTATTGGACTTGAGGGATTCATTTGGTGGATTGGCGTCGTTGAAGATCGTCAAGATCCAGAAAAAATGGGTCGCGTTCGAGTTCGTTGCTTTGGCTGGCACACAGAAGATAAAAATAAAATTCCAACCGATGCATTGCCATGGGCTCATCCCGTAATCCCTGTAAACAATCCCTCAGCCTATACGCCAAAAGAAGGTGATATGGTTTTTGGATTCTTTATTGATGGTACAAATGCTCAAAATCCTGCAATCGTTGGCGTGTTTCCTGGTAAGCCAGAAAATAAACCAGACTACCAAAAAGGATTTAGCGATCCTGGTAAAACAACTTCAAGTCGACCAAAGAAGCCAGATGACTCTGCCGAAGCCTATCCAAAGTCAAAGTATCTAAAAGAACCAACAACGAATCGTCTTTCTCGTGGCAAATCTGAAGGGACGATTATTGATACAAGAAAAAAGAATCTAAAGACGGGAATCAAATCGGCTGGTGGAGTAACTTGGAGCGAACCAAACCCTCCATTCAAACCAACCTATCCATATAACAATGCACTGGAAACAGAGTCTGGGCATGCGCTTGAATTTGACGATACTCCAGGACAAGAGCGCGTCCACCTTGCACACAAGAAAGGCGCATACATTGAGTTTGATAAGGATGGAAGCAAACTTGAGCGTGTTCAGAAAGACAATTATTGTATCATCATGGGCGATGATTCAATCTATATCAAAGGCAGAGCAGCAATCACTGTCGACGGTAACTTTAATCTAAAGACCTCTACGATTAATATCGAAGCCTCTGCAATCAATATGGCAGCAGATGGTGATATCAAGATCAAAGGCAAAAATGTGAGTATTGAAGCCACCAGCGCAATGAATATGAAAGCGGGTGCTGCAGGAAACTTCACTGCTGGTGCCAAACTCTCATTGAAGGGTGCAACTGCTGCTCTTGGTGGGGCATCGGTTGATATTCCTGCTGCGAAGATTGGACTCCAATCTGGTTCTGCTACAAGTGCCACTGGTGCAGGAATCAGCGGTGGTGGGACTTCAGCCACTGCAACTGAAGATGAAACAGCCGCAACAGCAAACGGAACCTCTGCGAATACAACAACGGTTGGCGCAGAAAGTCTAGAGGAAGTGAAAGTAAGTTCGCAAAAGGTTGATGTCACGGCTGTATCCAAACAGTCAACGC